CAAAGCTTCAAAAATATTCGTCTGCATCTGGTTAGCAAGTTTTATGAGCTGTGGGTCGCCCGTGCTTGCCAAAGTCATAATCATCCCTTTCTGAGAAGCTAGAGCTCTCTGAAATGCGGCAGTCTTTGCATCATCTTTCACTCCAGCTTTGAATATCGAGCGTTCTAATGACATGAGGGCATTACTATCTACCTCAATTCCTGCGAAAACGGGTAACAGAGCATCCGGATTCACCCTTCCATTAGGTAATCGTATGTTTTCCGGCATGTCTATGCCTTCCGGATAAAGATTTAGCAAGACTTCATCACGTATGAAACCGTCTTCGTCTAAATACAATTCTTCCAATTTTTTTGCTAACGCTAGGGGGTCTTCATCGCTACGATAAAGATAATCAAGTAAAGTCTGAACCGCAGCGCGTTGACCTCTGCCAGTGTCGCCCGATACAACCTTAGCTAATCTTTTTGCTCTTCCAAAAAAACTTTCTCGATCTGGTTTGTCACGAGCAAGCTGTTCGGCAGTTTCTTGTTTGTAAGTTCCGTAGCCTGCTATAACGTTACGTACATAGTTCTCACCTTTATCCAAGACAGCCGGAAGCATATTAGCTAGTAACAAGCTCGGCAATGCGCCCCCTGCTAGAATAGCTACAGTCTCAGCGCTCACCGAGCCGGGTTCATCTCTACGTGCTTCCCCGGTAAGATAAGCCGTTGTACCCACAGGTATAGTTTCTACAGCGAGGGTCGCTTTTGGTTGGCGCCTCGCGATATTACTTACGTCCACCAAACCGTCTACCATGTTATTCAATAGGCGTTCGAATCCTGTCGGTAGCTTACCTGTTTGGGTCACATAATCAGAAAAAAGCTTATTTGCCGCAGTTATATATGCTTTTTCATATTTATTGGCACCCGCCGCTCCGGCCAAAGTTTTGAGAGCTTCCGATTTTTTGTCTCCACCGAGCATAAAAGCTTTTGAAATCGGTGCCGCCAGATTATCTAGCGCTGTCAAGCTACCTAGTTTTGTTGGCATTAAATAAGGCATGGCTATATAAGGGGCGACTGCAGCACCCTCTAGGTTTCTTTTTGCTGACACGCTGTCAACAGGGGACAGCATGTTGAAATCTAAAGTCCCGTAAATTAATTCTTGTAATTTATCGCCGAAGTATTCCCCTCCAACCATGGTAGTAAGGCCCGTAAGACCAATGGTTGCTATACCTTGCGGGGTTAATGCAGCTGGACCCAACAAACGAGCAGCAGTTGATGACCCGGCTAATCCGAGTGCTACACCTGAGCTTCCGCGAATCAAACCACGACTGCGCAATGCGGCCTCTGTAAACCCTTCATCACCTATGAAATCAAGACCTGTTGTTGCACGCTGTAAGAATTCTTTTTCAGTAAGCTTATTTGGGTCTGGCGGGCCCGTAGGACTTTGCAGAAACATTTCCGGTTCGTATTCATAATAATCGAAAACTGTTTCCAGTAGTTTCTGCTGAACTTTGTAGACATCACCCTCGAATTTTTCACCTGTGAGAGGGTCGTACCTGTCTTCTCCAACGGCAAAATATATAGAATTCATAATCTCAGGTGTTACTTGAAATTTAGGCTTATATTCACCGCTGCCAGCTCTGAGCTTATTTTTGGGCGGCGTATCAACTTCGGTTGTTTCCTGTTCAGGTACCGGGGTCACCGGAGCGCTCACCGCCGGTTCTTCTAATGCGTCCGTTTGTATTTCAATTGCCATCTACTTCCCCAATTGCTCTAAGAATTCTTCAGCGTTTTTCTCTACATCATTTGGGGGATTGTTCGAGACGTTACTCGAGGCTCCCATAGCCGCATCGATTGCCTCTTGTCCAAATGAGTCCAGTGCTATTCTCTCCAAGGGCGGTGTCTGTCCCGGCAGAGGAATCGTATGCATTAAGTTAAGAGTGCTTCGAACAAGAGCGACTTTATCCCGTATCTCGTTAGCTCTGGCATCAGTCTGTCCTTGTCTCAAATCCTTACCAAGTGCTTGCAATTCATTTACCAGAAGCTCCTTCAAACGGCTCATCTTTCTTAAAGACTCTTCTGGGTTGTTGATAAATTCATCTGGACTGATAAATAATTCTCGTTTTAATGCGACCTCTGTAACCGGATATCTATTACTATCTACAAGGGATGTAGCACCCATCGTCTGGATTAACTGCAACTGGTTTCTTGCTTCCGCTGCAGCTTGACTTCCAAGACCCTTCAGACCAAACGCGCCCGCCCCGGTATAAAGGCGACCTAGTATCTGATTGAAGACTCCCGTACCATTCAAAATGGCATTATATGCATCAACACTGCTTTTTGTTTCTTCTGTCACAAAAAAATCTTTTCCTTTTTTAGCGAAAAATCTTCTGCCTTCATTTAATTTTCCTAGGACTTCGTCGGCAGCGTCAGTAAGCTGCGAACCCATTAAGTAATCTGAGTCTTCAGTAGGCGCTGGGGTGTACTCTGGATTTCTATACCCCGCCGCCAGATCTATGATAGCTTCCCCTTCTGAATTTTGTCGCATTTTTGTATCATACTTTCTTTTTTCTTCGACAGAAGCAGTTTGTATTTGACCAGCGCCTTCTGGTGTCACTAGGACATCAAAACTTCCCGTGTCACTCATTACATAAAAATCTCTACCATCCTGCAGCATCTGTATATACGGAGTATCGTACTGCTGGGCTAAAGGCGAGTTTGGATCCACCTTCATTAAAACGGTAGGTCTGTCTCTTTGTGAAGATTGTTTCTCAATAGAATCATCGCCATAGAGCTCCTTGAACATCTCTGCTTCTGGATTTGTCAGTGTGATAGTGGCACCCACCTTATGCGGCGTGCCCGCTACATTTATCTTATATGAATTCAGAGTCCCACCTGCCTTACCGCCGGCGGTAATCTCTGCTTCTTCGAGTTGTGTCTGACGGTCAAGCTCTTTTTGCTCCTCATCGAATTTTTGCTTTGCTAGTAATCTTCTCATTTCTGCTTGACTCTGTAGCTGCGCCTCTACACGCTGCTCTGCTCCAGTCAAAGCAGCCACGTCTAATTTTTCTTTGCGTGCTTTCTCAGCAGCGGAGCGTGCCTGTATGTTCTCTACTATCTTAGAATCTTCTGCAGCTTTAGCTATTTTCTCACCTATGGTCAAATCACCGCGTGCACCGGCAAACGATAAACCCGCCTTAGCTAAATCCAAGAAGAATTGACCGCGGTTTGCGGTCCGTGTTTGTTCATCCGAGCCAAGTATTTCCCGATAAAGATCACGTCTGTCTTCAAATTCTGTCTTCAAATCTGGAGCGGCATCTAAGGCAGCTTGTTGCCCAGCAAGGACACCTTCTCTTTGCCCTAGCTGGCGTCCAACGCCAAAGCCTTCTACTTGCCCTACGTTGCGTCCCTCTGCTTGCCTGAACTGCGTTTCCTGCAATTCTTGGCGTTTAAGCCCAAAAGGATCCATCGAAGGGTCAATCATCGCCGGACTGTTAGGTAGAAATTCTGGCACCCCACCAAGATTAAACTTCTGTACCGGTTGGTTGTCACCCCGGCGGACCAACCCGCCTTGGTTAAAATTTACGGGTGGCGTACCGCCAGCCTCCATACCGGGATCCATCATTGGGTCCATGGGCGGCGGAGGGAGTTGGGGTGGCGGAGCTGCCATCTGCATGATGCCTCCTGCCATGTCACCCTCCACAGGCACATCCATTGCCTCCTGCGCCAGACCACCAATACCAGCACCCATCGTCATCATGATGGTGGGCTGTGTAAGTGCAAGCACGGATTCTGGTGTTTGTACTGCATCATCCGGGCCTACAAGTGAAGCTAATTCCTCGTATCGCGCACCAATAGGCATTTGGTCGCCACGCAACATATTGATTAGCTCTTCATAATTTCTTGCTGTATCCAAATCATCGGTAACTTGCGCCACTTGCTCTAACAAAGGCGCAATGCCTCCCATCATTTCATTCTGGGCAGGATCCATAGGCGCTTGCATCATTGCAGGATCCATCATTGCAGGATCCATAGGCGCTTGCATCATTGCAGGATCCATCATCGGCTCTACCATACCGCCTTCTTGCATGCGTTCAGGGTAATTTTGTAATTGGCGCATTTGTTCTCTACGGATATAATTTTTCTGTTCAGGAGTCATTTGCTGTTCGCGAATAAGTTCACTCCTCTCGCGCTGTTCCATAGTGGGTAATCGGTCTAAACCATACTCTTTTTCAAACTCTTCATTTTCTCTGCGCATATAATCTTGAAACAGTCTTTCTTTCATGCGCCTTGCAAACTCTTGGTTGTCCATGGCCTCAGTGCCCCTTGCAAACCCTTGAGACAGTCTTTCTTTCATGCGCCTTGCGAACTCCGAGTTGTCCATGACCTCAGTGCCCCTTTCCATGAACTGCACTCCACGGCCCATTAATATGTCCTTTTGTGTAACTTTGCCGTCACCAGATAAATCAGGGAAAGCCGCGCCGCCCGCCTTGAACATTTGTCTTTTCATTACGCTTCTATTCATTATATTAGTCCTAGATTTTTAGCCCCAGCAGCCGCACTAAGTCCTGCAATACCTAAGCCCGCGACTTGCTGGAATGGACTAGGGGACGGTGTCGTTGTGGATTTCATTGTTTGCTGCGTGGACGGGACTCCACGATAGATGTCACTTAAAAAAGCAAGGCGCTCAAATGGCTCGGTTCGTTGCGCTTGCGCTGTTTGCCTAGCAGCCTCTAATACATTTTGTTGTTGTTGCTGCTGAATTCCGCCAACGCCCATTAATTGTTTGATGTCTTGCCCGTATAAACTTTGACCTAACTCGCCTAACGCACCTGTTTGCGTTGCGACATTGCCAAGAGCTTGTGCCTGCTGTGTACCAAGACCAGCAATCGCTTGACCTAATCGACCACCAATCTCTGCACCCTGCAACTGTCTTCGTTGTTGATTCTCAAATGCTGCCTGCGCTTGCTGTAGTGCATTTTGATACCCTTGTGCACGTAAATTGCCCGCGGTCCGTGCTTGCTGTTCCATGGTGTTTCTTGCAAGCTCCGCTTGGGTAATCGCCTCTCTTGTTCCACCAAAAGCACCCGATCTTGCCGCTCGTCCGCGTAAATCGACCGCTTGTACCTGACGCTGTCTTTCTATATCTTTGAGCGCCTGATCAATGACCTGCTGCTCAAAAGGATTCATATATTGTTGCGTGGAAGCTGGATCAAAAGCTTGCGTGCCACCAGATATCCCAGCCAAGCTTTGGTCTAACGCCCCGATGCCCTTTGCTGTTGTGCTAGTAACGCCTTCCGCTGCAGGCATGATTGCTTGTTGAGCGCTCTGCAAAAAAGGCTGATAACCGCCGATACCTGCTTGAGACAACTGCATCGCCTGTTGTTGCATTGGACTGAGCTCTGCAACCTGAAAGGCTGGTAAAGATTGTTGTCTTTGGATTAAGTCTTTAGCTTGATCCATTAAGGCTAACCGTCGTGCCTCTATCTCCGGTGCTTCTCTGGTTACCTGTATAACTTTATCTGTAGCCATTATGCTACCTTCCCTTCGTTCCGCATCTCAAGACGACCCATCAGGTCATACATTTTTGTAATCCCGCGGTTAAGATCACCTTCGCCCATTCCTCTCACTGCAGAGGTTGTCATAACGAACTCTCCGGGCATAAGCATGGCTCTAACGCTATCCTTACCCGGCGTTCCCTCCTCGGGCCCGATCCCACCGTTCCTACGAGGGAAGACTTCGTCACTTGGGACGCCACCGCCTTCCTCTAACCTTATCTCTAAATCTGGGCGATAACCTTTTTCCTGCTCAAACAGATACTCAGGACTTCTGCTTACATATATCTTTTCTGGGGCTAAATTACCAAAAGGGTTGCTTCGTGGACGCATATAATATTTGCCGTCCGCGTCTTCCATGAGCGCAGGCAATACTTTACCCATGAAAGGCATGTTTGGTGCCGGCACCACGGGCTCCATCTGCCCCTCATCAATAGTGTCAGGCGCTTCTGGTGCTGGTGCTGGTGCTGGTGCTGGTTCTGGTCTTGGCACGGGTCGCGGAGAAAAAATCGGTGGCATCGGTCTGCGCTCTAATTGACCTGTGGCAAAGCTAGCTATATTTGGATTCAGATACGCGCTACCAAAAGGTGAGCCTATGTTGCCTTGCCCGACTGGAGCCGCGGTAAACATCGACGGGACTTCTGTTCTTTCGGGCCGTGGCGGAAGAGATCCCATAAATGCAGGTTCGACTTCGCCACCCTCTTGCGCATACATCACGGATGGCGCACGCACCGTGAACCCGTAGCGGTCAGGGTCTTGACGAAGTAAATCTGCGCCCGTGACAAACTCTTCTTCTTCGACTTCAGGTGGCTTGAAACCCCCGCTTAAAGCTCCAATACCTAAACCAACCCCAGCTATTGGTCCGAACTTACGTAACATTCCGGGCTCATTCCTCAGCTCGGCAATCATCTTTTCTTTAATAGATTCAGGGGCGGCTAAATATTGTTGGTTTTCTGAAAGCGCTGTTAGTGCTTCCTCATAACTCATGTCTGGCTGAGGATTAAACACGTCCATAACTCTATCTTTGAATCCACCCGCTCTTTGTTTTATTGAATCAAGGACGGAGGTTTGACCTGTGTTCAAAGGGACAGGATCTGGCGGGGCCAATGACCCGGGAGCCATTGGCCCGGGGCTGGCATCCCCTATAGGTACCGTAGGACTAGATGTAGGTGACGCAGGACTAGGCGTAGGTCTCGTCGAAATACCTTCGATTAATTTTCCGGTTGCCGCACCCATCGCGGCACCTCTAAGTGCATCTTTGAGATCGCCACCCTGCATAAGACTACCAATACCACCACTCAAGGCACCGGCCTGCATGCTGCTTAAACCCATGCCCGCGGGACCAAATGCGTAACCCATGGCAATCGGTAAAGCAACCGGCGCTACTGCCTTAAAAGCATTCTTGATACCTTTTGCTACTTTACTAATACCTTTTGCTACACTACCTAAGAAGAATTCCTGATCCACACCCTCTCTTGGGTAGGCCAACATTATGCCTTTGTCATATGCGCGACGTCGATTCAGCGCATCTATCTCTGCATCGGTCATAACATAATCAGCGATACCTCCAGCCGGCATGCCGTATTGTTCTAAAATCGCATCTACTGTGGTCATAATCTTATATAAGTTAATTCCCTAATTATTTTACCTGTTCCGTGAGCCGTGGTCTACGTATCAGCGGTAATTGTCTTGATTGTGCCGTCTCCGAACCTAATTTTGAGGTCACCGTCTGAGGCATCAACATACAGTATTGCTTTTCCAGAAATTGCAGCAGGATTTGCTGAGGTAGGATCGGTTAACTCCACCGTATTAGTGTCCGGGTTTACGATGAAATTGTTCAATATCGTCGTCAAAACACCGTATACTCGACCTATTTCCGCCATATACGACGGATCATACTCTTCTGGTGGTTCTGGAAAGGGTAGAAAACCAATCTTTTGGTCAGCCATTATCGCCCTCCATCGGGTCTTATGTCTAGTCTTGGTGAGCCTAATCGCCAATAAGTATCGCCAGTGCTAGACTCGATACGGAAGGCGACAGATCGACCACGCAGCCTGACGTCTATTTTTTCTGTAAACTGCTCTATTGTCGAGGATATGACTTGTGCGTCAATGTCACTGCTGGTTGTTTGAGTAACACCACCTGAATCACTTTCGAGCGACTTTGTACCCGGGTATCTACGGGACTTAATTGTCAAAGTCACCGCTGGTGACGATGATTCTGATGGGTTGAAAGTAAGATCTGGGATGATTTTGCGCACAAAAGCAAATTTATCACCCTCGGCAATATCAAACTGACTGCTTTCGATATGCGCCGCCATGGCTGTGCCATCGTCATCATGACCAATTTCATGCTGGTATAAATAATTATCGCCGTCGGTTGCCTGCCCCGCACCCACTGGATAAGGGAATACGCCTTCATCAACCCAAGCCGTGCGACTCAAACTTCCGTGATACCAGACTTTTTGTTCGTAATTGTAAATAACGTAACGATTATTTTCGGTATTTCCAACACCGTTATCATCGAGATTAGATGGGTAAAACCACCAAACCTCTGAATATGAGGTGTTCATACCGGCGACAACTTTATCCGCTTGGTTTAGATTAAGACCAAACTTCTTGTCTTTGAAAACATAATTGCGTAGAGAACAGGGTAGTTTTATTACCCGACCATCGTAAATGTAAAATTCGCCCTTACCCATCCATATTACGGCATTCTCATAGTTGACGGCAGCTAATGGTCCCGCTATGGAAACATTCGTGCTCAACTGATTTAAACCGAAGGTAAATGGCGCTCCTATAAACTGCATTGAAAATACTGCTGTATCTGTTAAAACAATAATCTGCTGCTTAGTCTCTACAGCGGTGACGAATTCGGAACCATGGGTTAAACGCAAACTACCCGCACTGTTAGTCACAGCCTCGGTCCAAGTAAAAGGTGCCTCTTGATCAGAAAAACGTATCAATAAGGGATCTTGGTCACCTGTTTGACTTGCATTACAACCAAACGCGATCAAATGACGATCTTGGGTAGTTACCATAACTTGTTTCGCAATCGAAGGCGTATTTGCGTCGGAGCTACCGCCCTCCGCATACAAAGTCTGCGCCCGGGTCTGTATGCCCTCGCTTGCATCCCAGTAGTAAATATTCCCGTTACGCGCATTGATTATGAAATCTTCACCAAATTTTGTATGACTCCACGTTCTTAATTCTTGTGTAGTTGCTGTAGTGCTCGCTGCAGCGACACCCCAGCCTGTAAAATCGTTGTCAGTATTTGAATTACCGATAGCTAAAAATACTTTCGCTCCATTTGAATGCGTGCTTAGTGTAGATCCTGTAGCGCCGTTATTGGCACCGTGATCAGAGTTTCTACTCACAGTCAAAGAATTATTGTCTGCGCTCGGGGTTAGCACCATTAACTCCCCACCAATCATTATTGTGTAATCAGAGGTGACTGCGGTGCCCGACCCTGTCAGAGCCGCAGGAACCGTTTGTAAATTGCCTGCAGAAGCGACGCCGCCGGTATGAAAACCCGTCTCGTCTGTAACGGATAAAGTTGCAGACCCGGTGCTTGTGTTAGTAATCGCAGCGCTCAAAGTAGTCTCAGTCGCAGTCGATGTTTGTCCGCCCCAAGATCCAGAGCCATAACCATTGCCTTGAAACGCAGCGTCTAGACCAACATTTACCTGATACGCACCAACGGTGCTTGAACCTCCATTACCTGTGTCTGAACTATTTGCCGTGACCGATAGGGTGATTACATAGGTATTTACGTCGGTAACACTTGTGATTTGATGCTCTTTATTCAACACCGCTGCAGTGACATTACCGCCAAGAGTAGCTGCTCCTGAGAAAGTAACAAAGTCACTATCAACAGCGCCATGTGCCGTGTCTGTGACAGTAATCGTGCTTTCTCCATCTGTTGCAGAAAACGTTACATCACCCGCACTTGTCGTAACTCGCAATGGTGTGACGTCGTTGAAAGAAGAGCCTTGCTCGATATAGTATTTGAAAGTGGTCCCAACACCCGTCCTGAGTGTGCCGTCAAGCGCCACAGCAGGCAACAATGTCCTAGCCGTGCCTTGATAATCCGCCTCAATCTTTTTTTGCCAACCACCAATCTTTTCCGGATAGCCAAATCTAAAACGCACCTTGTCACAATCGAGCCAACCCCCTTCATTACTGTAGGGCGTTATTTCTTTCATTATCCCGGGGTTAAATTTTAGTTTAGTGAGAGGCATTCTAGATCTCAGACAGTTTGCGTTTAGTGTACTGACCGTCTTGGCCCTCTACAGGCACCATAATGTATTCTTCAATATCTTCGACTACAGTGTCGCTTGCAACGCGATGACCGTGGTTATCATATTTCGCCACCACGATACCTGCCTCGGCAGCATTAGTTAGCTCGTCAGCAAAGCTTGCGGTGTATTCAACATAGGTGTCAGTGCCTGACGTATTCCAGACCATTGTTCTTTCAAGATGACTGAATAGCTCGACTGATAGCAACTCTCCACTTGAGGTAAATTCAAACCGGAAGGTATCATCTGGATTCAATTCTTTATTCTCAGATATAGGCAAAGCAATATTTGGATCCAAGCTTTGTGCCCACGCAAAAATGTCGGCATTACTGCCCTGAACGTAGCTGCATGGCCGACCTAGATTATTGAAATCTTGATCGTATGTATCAGATATCCGATAGACACTTACCCCAGCACCTAAAGGCACGACCGAGTACGCTTGGTTTGGTTTGTAGAAAACCTCGTAAGTTTTCACAACGTTGTCTAAATCATAGTTGTAGACAATGTAATCTTTATCTACCAATAAAGTATTAGCAAGTTTTTTACTAAGTTGTTTATCTCGGTCTACAGAACATTGATGTATGCTTAATTTATTAGAGTTACCCAATTCTGTCCCAATAACCCACACTGGATAAGGAAAAGACTCTTCAGGGAATTTTTCGGTTATTCTTGATTGCATTTTCTCCACATAAGCCGTGTCTTCTGTATTAGAGGTCTCTCCCCAATAAACAATTTTCCTAATAGACTTGTTGTTTATATATGCACGCCAAATAATCATGATACCGCTCCGTTTATTGTTCCCACTGTTGTATATGTAACAGAGTTACCGTTGAGTTCAATCGCTTTACCCGCTGCACCACCAGCACCACCAGCACCACTATTTTGACTACCGCTACCCGCAGTACCATTAGATCCTGCAGCACCTTTTCCACCACCATCGCCACCGTCACCAGCAACAGCGTTCGTCAGACTACCTCCACTGCCCCCACTACCACCGGCAATTTGTGAGCTATTACTGCCCGCAGACCCACTAGCGCGTGAATCACCACCTGAAGCGCTTCCACCACTCCCGCCCGAGCTTTGTGTTTTACCTGTCCCGGCACCGCCGCCACCGCCTCCGGAGACAGTTTGTGTCGATATTTTTCCCGACACCTGAATCCCTTCTGCACCGCCGCCACCACCGCCACCACCGCCACCACCGTTGATCTCGGAGTTGTTGTCGATTGTAACATCGTATTGAAGATTCAGTGCTGTGCCACCTGCGCCACCCGCAGAGCCTGCGTTTGCACTAACATTAGTGGCATTACCGCCATTACCACCTGCGCCACCTTTACCTAGAATAAAGGCATTCACGATGATTGTAATTGTGTCTCCAGAGGTCCAGCCTGAGCCGGTGTCTAATGCGGGAGTTGCGGTAGAGGTTGAGCCTACACGCCCGTCTACCGTGACCGTGATATCGGAAGCGCCCGCCACATACGTTCCCCCACGATTATCAAAGATATTGTAGTCTGTTGTTGAACCTGTATTTAGATTTATAGCGACGCGGTTAGTTGAACCGTAAAATTGACCTATGCTTATAGCACCAGACGTGGGTATCGCCCCACCCTCTCCTGTTGTGCCTGAAGGTACGTTGCTGCCTCCGGCGTAATACTCGGATAAAGAGTGCGGTGTGCTGCCACCAAACTCAGTTACTATCTCACTGACAGCGAGAGACGAACCACTACTCTTGACCGCCACTCTTTAGCTCCTCGATCTCTGCTTTCAATTCTTTGATTGCTTCGATAAGAACTCCCACTAGATTTCCGTAGGCGACTGATTTGTATTCTTTTTCACGGACCACTTGAGGCATGATTTTTTCCATCTCTTGCGCAATCACACCGGTGCATTGTTTAGCCGTATCATCATCATTGCGTGTGAATAGCACGCCACGCATTTGCATGACTTTGTCTAAAGCATTTGGTATCGTTTCGATATTGTCTTTCAGGCGCTCGTCAGAAAAAGCAGTCACATCATTATTGAATGTCGCCGCTCCGGCCCCGGACATGTCAATAGTAAGCGCTGTGATCCCCGCACCGCCGTCGTTACCTTTGATTTTGAAATCGGCATCACTGACTTTTGTCTCAATAGTCAAACCGCTTGAATCATTAGTAAAATGAGCTATCGCAGTGCCATCGTCCTTGAATATGATGTCTGCGCCACCGGCATCCAGCTCAATGTCTGTATCGCTGTCTATGATAAAAGTGCCTGTTGAAGTCAGTGTATTACCGTTCAACACCATATTGTCTACTGTCAAACTCGTCGTGTCCGTTATAGTACCTGACACGCTCAAATTACCGTTCACATCAACAGTCGTCGCATCTATCTGCACCTCTGTATCTGCTGCAATATCTAGTTGACCGTCAGCAGATGAGCTTATCGATAAGGCGCTGTCTCTAAATTGCAGGGTAGGTGCGCCACCACCGGTTTCAGTAAGCAACAAACCAACATCGTGCACATGTGTTAATTGAATTTCAGCGTTCGCGCCAAAATTTATTGCCTGACCATCGCTCGTAAGGCTTACTGTTTGATCGGTATCCAGATCAAGCTTGGCTAGCGCGTCGACTACATTAGCGTTAGCTCCTGAGCCATCCATATATATTAGTTTTGTAGCGCCATTAGGTATGGTGACGGTCGTGCCACTGCCACCACCTTGTTTTATGGTTATTGATTGGCTACCTGTTGTTGCATTCTCGATAAACATGACTCGAGAAATACTGTTTGGAGAAAATGTAAGAGCCCTCGTCGCACTTAACGTGGCTGTTGAAGTGACCTTGTAATATATTGATCTGGCTTGGTCTGTAGAACCGTCAGCAACCACGGTGCTCGAATCAGCGTCCGAAGCAAACTCGGCCTGCGTACCGAAGCTGAAAGCCTCAGCAATGAGCTCTAAATTGCGGTTGGTTGTAGATCCCCACGTACCCGCTTGCTCTCCGTTGGCAATCTCCTCTAACCTGAGATCATTTGTGTATATGCTTGGCATTATTCAATCCTTATCAAAGCGGTCGTCGCTGCCGCCGCCGGTATGGTAACAGTCAACGTCTGACTCGAGGGTGATTTATCCTCCCCAAAATCCAGAACAGCAACGGCTTTGTTGCTTGCAGAACTATTGTATATTAAGGCACCACGAGCCGTAAACGTGCTGCCTGTGAAAGATACATCGTCACAATCAATAAAAGCGGTGGTCCCAGACGTGCTTACGGACACGTTTGATAAGGAGACACCTCCTGAAGAGTAGCTGCCTCCGCTAACCTCACCGCTTGTAGTAAATGCTGTCGTTGCGGCACTCAGGCTTGCACTACTTGTATATAATGCCATCTTAAAAGTATGCGAAGAAAAGTTATGTTCTGCCTTGAACAGCTCTTCTTTGAAAGTGGTGCACATCGCCTGTGTTATCGCCATGTTTTACCTACTGCTTTTGACGGCTTACTTTGCCGACGTAATATTCATCAGTGGTTTCTTTTGCCTCACCAAACTGCTTGAGCGCAACTAAACCTTCACCAAACCTTTTCTCGTACACCTGCATCATGTCCATCTCGCCTTTCAAGAAAGTGTAGGCTTCGAGCAGACATCCATACAGGAGCGTAGTAGGCGCGTTTGTGCTAATCCATGTAGCAGATCCACCGGCATCAACAAGACTAGTAGGACGGTGGTTATAAAACAATGTTCCGGTATATGTTTGGCCGGTTGTGGGCACTGGGGCTAGAATCACATCCTGAGCACCTGTTGAGGCAACATCTTCAACTGCATAATAACGAGGATCACCTTCAGCCCCAGACGGGTTGAATTCCAGTAAAAAATTGTGGTCTTTTAGCTCTAAATAAGTCTGAGCAGAATTACGAGTAAAAGCAAAAGATATAGGCGTTAAGAAGTCTGTTGGAAACGTGACCGCCTTACTACCGGGTGTTATTGTGACAGCAGCTGTTTTCCTAAATACATTTAGCTGAACAGATTTTAGAATCCGCTCTTCTGTGTTCTTGATGAAGCTGTCAATAGTGGCATTGAAGTTTGTCTCGTCAACTTCAGTGTATGCTTTTATGTCAGCTGTAAGCGTTGTTAACGTATAACTCATGATATTGCTACCGTCACTGTGCCGATCTTACCCAGCATGCGTATGTTGTTTGGATTTGGTTGTTCAACTGTGCGCACGCCGACAAAAATACTCATCGGTTCATTGCGGTCAGGCCTCGCATCACGTAACGCGATACCCTCGGTTATCTGTGTGAATGGCCCTAATTGTTCGTGTTTTGGCTCATATTCGTCTTTGCCAACGATAGATCCATTCCATTCTTTTCGCATATCTTTGTATTTATATCGAAAACCAGATCGGTCCGATATAAAATATGCGTTTTTACCTGTTGCAAATTTAGGCATGTCATCTCCTAAATGGCGGTGTTATCGTGAAAGAAGCACGATCTCTATCTTCCTGACGAGCTCGTTCGAACTCTTCTTCATATACCGATTTCAATAATTGCACACGATCGGGTGCCCTTTTTATCGATATATAATACGCCAGACCTGCTGCTAAACATGGGTAAAAACGAAAAGGTATCTCTAGGGTATTGGTGTAGTCATCCGCGTCATCCATGCGCGTTAATACGTCAAAATGCAAAACATCTGTGCTGTTTTCCGGGGCAGGAAATATCTTCAAGGTAGGACTAATTGTCCTGTCTAAAAAAAACTGCGTGGGTCTGCCCACGCTAGTCTTAGTCGGTACCGACAAATATTCATCTCTACTAATACGATCCATAGAGAAATCAGTACCGTCCCTGCGCACTACCATGGATAAAATATCTATGACGTCTGTTCCCAAGGTGTAATCAATGTCGTTCGCAGTCAAAGCTTGCGTCTGCTGCGCAATAGTCCATTGATTAAGGCCTCTGTTAGCCCATTCAGCTAACATGAGGTTTAGGGAGCGTTTTGCCGTTTTGAGGTCGTATCCTGTCTTGACCTCAAGACCACACCTTTCAAAAGCTTCTTCTATGTAGTCTGCGACATCTAGCTCAAAGTTTGTGCTAGATGATGTCGCCATTACGCCATCTTAGTTACTTTGTAACCCATTTCTTTAGCTTGTGCGCGTAACTGTGCAACAGTCATTTTCCCTGATTTCGCTTTTTTGACTGTGCCTCCCTTTTTCATACCTTTGGCTTTTTTGACTGTACCGCCACCTGCCATACCCATAGGCTTCTTGGTCATACCACCTTTACGCATTTTCTTGATAGTGCTTTTATTTCCCGGCATTTTTGAGTCTCCGATAGTAATTAGTTCGTTTCTCGTATAAATTATCAAATACGTCATTATCGACGTATCCTTGATAATATCCTAGTTTAGCCAATTTTTCAGCGGCTTCGTGCAATTTTGACAGCCTTTGAACAAATATTAAAGCATAATTTACGTCTGTTTCTTGCTCAAAAACGCTTTCGTCATTTCCGTCATCATAATCGTCTTCAGGATGAAACCCCATCAGCCAGATATCTTTTGTATCATAATCGCCGTCAGCTACCTTATCATTGTGTAAATCTAGATAATCATGAAAGTTACTAGAGCTGGTGTAATTAAGATCAATCAAGATATGAAGCTCGAACCTGTCGTCGAAATTATTGATGGAATCCTGTAAAGCTGTTGGCTTTTCAATAAAAGTGAAGCGTATTTTGTTGTCTTGCCACGCTTTTTTTGCATAAGGACAAGAAGGTAAGTCATTGAAGAAGTCGCTAGGATGCTCTAATGTCTGCGTCCACGCATCGACTTCATCGATTATTTGTTGGCGAATACTGTACTCTTTTAGATCTACAACGCTCATGTGTATCGTGTTTTTTTACGCCGGTTAGACATTACCGCACCGCAACCTCGGTGGGTTTTTCGCACTTCACCGCCTTTGCCTAACTTCACCGTTGCTTTTGGTGTGTTTTTTACTACCGTTTTCCCCTTAGACTGTTGAGTCTTTTTCTTACGTGCTGTAGCAGCACGCTCACTCTTACTGAGACTTCTAGCTTTAGCCGCTGGTAAGCATCTATCAGGGCGCTTTTTGTTTTTTGAAGTGCCGCACGGGCCTTTAATACTACCATCTGTACCTATCCTCACCCATTTTTGGTCGAGCCAATCTTTTAACTCGCCCATTGTTATTTGCCTTTACGTTTTCCACCCTTAGCTTTTTTTGCATAATTAGGGTCTTTACAATATTTCGAGGCCGCTAGATTAGCATAAGCTGACGGGTAGGTATCGAATGTACGTTTTGCCCAAGCTTTTCCTTCTGGGCAAATCTTGCTTCCTTTACTTTTTGCGGAAACTTTACCGCCTTTACGGTAATAGGTTAAGCCACGCTTCATTTGTCACCATGCTTTGCAAGACCAATATCTTGCTGTGAATTTATCTTTCGCCGTATCGCATTTGTGTCTGGCACGGAAATTTTTCCTGCGCCCGGGCTGATCTTTTTTAATGCTCATATTCGGGTCGCCGTATCGGATTAGTTTTACTTCATCACCCTTCTTTGCAAGCACCGCGCTTTTTTTGCTTTTTCCCGGCGTTCTTTTCGGTTTGTTATAACCCGCAAAAGTTTCCCCTCGGTACGATAATCTGCCAGATGGAAGTCTTTTTACGTTTTTTGTTGTCGCCACTACGTATACCTCATGCTAGTTCAAAAAATTTAGTCACGAAAGGTCTGAGAGCCATCGGACCTCTCGTGACATAATCTTATACTAAACTAGTACACAGAATACTCAATCTCCAATGTAGCTCGGAAAGCTGTAAGCGCCGTGTCACACGCATCACCTGCGCACATATAAAGATTGTTGCTAGCGATCGGTGCGCTAATGTTTGGCTCGAATACGTGGAAATTTCCGGCTGTATCGTCCAAATTGATGTCAACCTCTGTCACAGAGTCTGTTGCCGAGATGCGCGGATTAAACGATGCTACACCCGCTCCAACAATCTCTGTACCAGAAGAAATCGCAGTGTTTGTAGCTGTTCCAGAAGTCGCACTCAACTGTAAGTTAGCCAGTGAATTTGCATCCGATGCCGCCGCGGTTGTGATACCAAGCACAACCTTGTGAATAAAAAATTTAGTTGCGGTTACTAAAGCGTCTGGATGATCCGAATTGAGAGCACCAAGCTCAACAAGTACATCATTGTTCGCATAAGTTACAGACGCAGCGTTTGTGTCAGCAAGACTAACAGCAAAAGTTTGTATTTTGCGTGTGCCGATTGAAATCAACTGACCCGTTGAGTTGACTGAAAAACCAGTCTGAGTGATCGCCCCTGTAGAGGCATTTTTATTGATTACGTTGAATCCACCCTCTGAACGGACTGGACCCGAAAAAGTAGAATTAGCCATGTTATTCTCCTGTCGTGGCAAATGTCGACCACACCATGCGGTCGTCAGGTGCCTACATTATAGCTCACTTTGACCTAGATATAAGTCCTATTTTTCAAATTTAGCAGGTAAGCAAGCCGCACCGTAATCTAAGATGAGACCTGCACTTTTCATGTCCTCCAACTTGTTGGCGATAATAGCCATCTCAGGACATTTCTCTTGGATTGTCGTCTTATGGTCTATCTCGCCACTCAAGTTAAGTATTACTACTACTATAAT